GTTGAGGGTAAAGGTAGTCGGGAGGGAGGTGTTGTCGTTGCTCATGGCGCAGTTCCTTGGGGGTAAAAGAAAACCCCTCCAGTGTAGACTGAAGGGGTTTCCTGTTCAACCACCCGGAGGGTTTAGGTCAGGGTGACGATACCGGCCGGGTCGCCGAGGAAGTCCGCCTGGAAGCGGGCATAATGCGGGTCGGTCGGGATCTGGTCATAAATGGTCAGTTCCAGCGGCAGGTTCTGGTAATCAGACGAGCCGAACATCAGGCTGAACCCCTTGGTGACCTTCACCTTCGGCATCAGGATACCCACTTCCGACTTGTCGGCCAGCGTTCCCACAACATAGGCCGACAGGAAGACATCATCCTGGTCAGAACCGACCGGAATCAGGTTACAGGCACGCACAGTCTGACCAACAGCCAGGTTAGCAACCGGCAGGTCAACAGTCACGCTGGTGCCGGCGAGGGCAGCGATTTTGCGAACCACCACCTGATCCTGGTAACCGGTCTGGATCATGATGTAGCGGCCGACAACCAGGCCCACCGCCGACAGCACCGTGAACACGGTAGAGCTGGTCTTCACCGAGATGGTAGTCGAGGCGGTAATGGCCGCACCAGCGTTGTAACCATCCAGGCTCAGAGCGTAGGTCAGGTTCTTGGCAGTGTATTCGTAGGCTTCCATAGTCGCGGCAATGTCATTGCCGGTCTTGGTGGAATGAACGGTCTTGTTCTGGACGCCTTGGGTCAACTTGACGTAGGTCGCGTTGGCATCCATCTTGAAGTTCTTCACAAGGCCAATCGAGTTTGCCAGCGGGGTCAGGTTAAACAGATCAGCCGGAGCACCCAGCATGACCGTAGCAGTACCCAGCATAAAGGCATTGGTTTTAGCTTCACCAGCCATGTCTGTTTCTCCGGTTGTGTTGCAGAAGGATTCTGGTGGTTAAATCATACTTGTGATGAGGTCAAGAGGCAACCTTTTACGCATTTGCCAGAAGTCCTCCCCTCCGCAAATCCAAGGTGCTGGATAATACCAGCTGTACAATAAAGAAGCGGGCGAACCGCTCTTCCCCCGAAACCGGCATTACCCGGGTACCATCCTTGATCGTGAATTGCCCCAAACCTTCCAGCGTATTTGCGTCCAGGTACGGGATCGTCAGGGTCGGTTTCAGTTCCTCGAAGAGGTAAGAGGCTGCCGTCTTCATCCGGAAACCATTCGTATCGGCATAGGTTGAGATTCCCAGCAGGCACTCCACGGAGAGGAAGTGCTCCTCAACCTCGACCATGACATGGTTCAGGCCCACAAGGTCCTTCAAGGGGAGTTCACTCTCCTTGGTGAAGGAGTCAAAGGAAATCGACTCGAACTCCCAGCCCTTCTCCAGGTTCAAGGCTGTGGCGAAGCGCAGGCAAAAGTTCAGGAGAGAGGATTCAATGTTCTCGATAATCAAGTTCTGGGCCATCTCAGGGCCTCCGGCTATAGGCTTGGCGGATCGCATCGGGGGTCCGGTGGACCACAAACCAACGCACATAGGGTTCCAGCAAGGGGCGGTAGGGTCGATTCCCCCCACCCCCATGCCCCAGGTTCAACAGTTTACGAACTGCCGAGGGATTATTAGGGAAGAGCTTCGATTCCAGGTCCCCCGCATCCCCCGGAGAGCCTGGTATTTGGTCTTCTCCGGCATAACCCACGGTGGAGGACATTGCTGGGGGCAGAAGGACTCTCACCACCCAGCCCGAGGTAATGCGCTTGTTTGTAAACTGCCCAAGCTCGTCCAGCAGGACCTTGAAGGTACGGTCAACCCGGCCGGTTCGTGGGTTCCGGCGGTGAACCTCTGACTCCACAACCCGGCTGACCCGAACATGCTCAGGCTTGACCCGCGGTATGGTGTGTCCCAGGTCAGCGATATCCTGCTGGAGTTGACCCGTCAGTAGGAAGAAACTGCTCTTGGGACGGGCGGGGAGTTGCTGCTTATAGACCCCCTTGGTGCCAGTTTTGCCAATACCATAACCGGTAGTCTTCCGGCGGAGATACCCGGCATTGAGCGGAGTATACTCAGGAAAGTAGATCAGGTTGGTAATCCCGGCCCCCCCCGAGACTGGGTGGCCATTGAAGTTGTTTCGGATATTCTGGGCAGCGCGGGCAAAGAGGTCCTTGGCCCACTCATTAAGGTGGTCTGCCAGCTCCTCACGCTTCTTCCGGCTGTTCATGACCGCTGGGCTGAACTCATCAAGCGCCAACCCGGTGTAGGTGTACTTGTACCAGTCGGTCAGCTCATTGGCGAAGGTAAGGAATTCCTCCTCGCGCTTATTGCCCATGTCAGGTCTCCGCCACCTGGACGCCCTGCTCGATATAGACCTTCTTCACGACCCGGCCATCCAGCTGGTCCCCCGGCTGGACGGTAGATCCGCAGATATAGCGGATCACCTGGCGCTCGGTGTGCTTCATCTCAGCGGAGAAGCCCTTCGTAACCTGACGACACCAGATGTTGGTGATGAAGGTCGCACCGGTATCCCGATCCAATCCAGTGGCAGGATCCTTCACAAGGGACTGCTGGATCTTCCACACCACCTGATCGGGCAAGGGGATCAATCGGAAGTTGAGGGAGAACTCCTCCTCCGAATGGGAACTGAGCAGGTAATGCGTGGCGCCGTGAAGGACATGGTCCCCACTGAAGGCGACCGACCCGCGGGGTACGCGGATCAGGCGTACCGGCTCCTCAAAGGCCGTGATCTGGGTCTCAGGGTTGTAGATCTCAGCCAGGATGGAGCACCCCACCCGTGTGAGGTTCTCCAGCCGGTGCTGGAAGCGTGAGAAGACCTGATGCCGCATCATTATGCTCCAGTGATTGGATCAGTTGTCCGGGCTGCCACCAGGAACCGAACGGGGTTGGCGTCATAGGCTGACACCCCAGACAGGGTTCCGATCAGGTCAGCCAGGGTGGCCTGGAGCTGCTCAACCATCCGGTAGGGGTCCAGTTTACCCAGGCGGGTAAACTTGGAGTCCGCCTCCTCCTGGGAGGAGGCAAACCGGCTGGCCAAGCTGGTGGCTTTGAGCAGGGCAGCCTGAACCGCAATGGCGTCATTCACGGAAAGCGAGGTCACCCCCCCAGAGGCCAGGAGGTCAGGAAGGCTCGGGATAGTGGTCAGCAGGGTAAAATAGGCCTGTATCAGGTCGACATCCCCATCTTCCAGCTCATCCTGCGTCATCCCCAGCAGGGACCGGACCGTTTCAGGGGTACAGGTCATGGGGATAAAGGCCACCAGCCGGTAGTTCACCCGAATGGTGTGGGGGAACCCCTGGTAGGTGAAGAAGCCATGCACAAACCGGGTCTCAAGGGTTCCTGAGATGGCCGGTGTGTTGTCCAAGGCATCGACGGAGTAGTCGAGGTATGTCCCTGGGACGGTGAAGCCCGTAGGCCCGTCCAAGACCTCCCCGGAGTTCCCCCGTAAGGTGACCTGGACGGAGCCTGGGTCCGGCACCACAGGCACCCCACCAACCAGGAACTCCAGGCGTACCGTAAGCGCTGTGTCAGTGATGTGCCACATGGGGGATTACTCCTTGACGGGCTTCTTCTTGAGACTGGCGATGACCTGCTCGATGGTTTGACCCTTGGCAAGGGCAGCGGCCAGCTGGGCGTCGGTAAAGTCTGCCGGGACATCCTCACAGAGGATCTTGACCTGCTCAAGACCGACCCGCTGGGCGTAAAACGAGGTCTTCTCGATCACGCCGGGGCGGTTGGCTTCGAGATCATTCGAGGCCTTGCCGTGGAAATCCATCAGGCCGAAGTTCCCGGTGGTCTGGGCGATAACTTTCATGGGTGACTCCAAAAGAAATGGGGCAGCTTTCGCTGCCCCATTATGGCGTGCTTCTTGAGGCACAGCAACCCGTTACGGAGCGGTTGCCGGCACAGTGATCAGGAAGCGGGTGTCGCCGAACACCAGGCGGTAACCGGTCACTTCCGACTTGACGTACAGAATGGACTGGTTCTTGATCGAGCGTTCGGATTCGGACAGGTTGCTACCCGATTCCTGCAGCTCTTCCAGGGTTTCCGCCTTGACATAGGCCAGGATGCGGTTGGCCGCCATGGTGCTGGACAACACCACGTTGACGTTACCGTTCATGACCGGCAGGTTGATGGCCGGAGCACCCTTGGACACCAGGGCGGACGCTTCGGAAGCGTTACCGGCCAGGGTCGGGGTGAACAGGAACATGAACTCGATGTACATGTCGAAGTTACAGAGCAGGGTATCAATCATGATACCTTCCTTCCACTTCGTCATCAGGAAGGCAGCAATTGCACGGTAGTTGTCCTTGAGGGACTTACCAGAAGCGCCATTCCAGCCATAGGAGGTCAGGTTCTCGGCAGTAGCCGCACCATTCACTCCATCACCGTTGGACAGCACCAGCGTTGCGGCGCGGACCTTCGACAGCTCCAGGCGGCGAGCCACGCGGGAGGCATACGGGGTCACGATGTCCAGGCTCGCACGACGGTTGAACTCGTAGGAGAACTGGTAGCCGGAGCCATGCTTCCACATCTTCACGCGGCTTTCGCCGGTGCGAACGGTGGCGACCGGGATACGGCCGAGTTCGGACACGGTGTAGGTGTCGTCGTTGCCTTCGGTGTCTTCAATGACCGTCGAAACCATCTCGACGCCGCTGATAACACGGGTCTGGGCGACCATGGCCGCGGTGTTTTCGATCTGGTCGATACGGCCTTGCTGACGCAGCATGTCGTCCAACACTTCCGGGAACATGGCGCGGGTGCCGCTGTAGGTCTGGAAGGTGTCGGCGGCAGCTTGCAGCAGGACGCCCTGCTCCAGGTTGTCGGCGAACGGCAGGTTCAACAGGGCCAGCGAGGCTTCGTAACCGTTCAGGCCGGCGCGGACGTTACGCTCGGCGTGCTCGCCGGCGTGGACATCAACAGCCAGGGTCAGGTAGTCACGCAGGCCGAGGCCGGCATCACGGGCCTGGGCCAGCAGTTTCATACCGGCTTCGGAAGACACCTGGTTGCTGTCGGAGAGCAAGCCCTTGGTGACTTCCTCAACTGGGCGGCGCTTGGCGGCGATTTCACTCAAAGTAGGCATCTCGGCGGCTCCTATTACATGATCAGGACGGTGGCAACGGCGTTCGGCGAGGTGCCGACGATGTTCACCACGCGGTTGCGGGTATCAGTACCCTTCTTGACGGTCGCCGCAGCGCCGCCGACCACAGAGTCACCGATGGCGACAGTATCAGCAGCCAGAACCGGGAAGTCAAAACCACCCTTGGTTTCGACGGTACCGACCTTCAGGCCTTCGATCGTGCGGTCTTCAAAGGCCACCAGCTTGCCGAGGATCAGCGAACCGGTCGTGGCGAGGATCACGGTGTTGGCGACCGTACCCATGGCGACAGGCTTGCCGATGTCCGCTACCGTAATGGAAGCGTCCAGCAGAAAGGTGAACATGAAGTCTTCTTGGGGGATGCCACGGAGGGACACACCACCGGAACCGATATTGGCAGACATGGTCTGACCTCCTTAGCGATGTTGTTTCGGGGTTTTGAAGGCCGAGTCGCGGCCGGCGTTGACCGGCTTGGCGGGTTCGGCAGAGGCCCGCAGGGAGATCCCTTCGGGAACAACCTTGAACGGGTGAGCCGCAACGGGGGCCGAAGCCTCGGAGGCTGCCACCAGTTGATCAACCTTCTCGGTCATGGTGGAGAGCTGGGTGGCAACGCCACCTTCTTCAGCCACCAGACCCACGAGGGCCTCGGCCTTTTCCACCAGCGGGTTGAGCTTGGCGATCGCCTCGTCCTGGCCGGTCACCTTCTCAGAGAGCTGGGCCAAGGTTTCGAGCTTTTCGCCCTGGGCCTTGAGCAGGGCCGCCTGTTCGCCGATGACCTTGGTCTGGGCGGTCAGGGTCGTGCCCTGCTCGTCGATGACCTTGGCCTGGTCGGTGACCTTGTCGGACAGCTCTTTCAGGCTGGCCTTCAGTTCTTCGATCTCTTTCATGTCAATCTCTTCCCCGAGTGTGGGTGAGGCAAAAAGCGTTTTGTGCTCCAGATTATTGCCGGATGCCGCCAGAGAGTCAAATTGACTTGCAAGCAGGCGTTTCTTCGCCCCCAGGACCTTGGCGCCGGTGGAGGCCCCCTTGGAGACCAGGGACAACTCCATGAACTTCTTCACGCCATCGAGCAAAAGGCGATAGCCACCCATGCCGAGGACATGACCATTGTCGCAAACACGGGTCCAGAGGTTCTCTTCATTGGCCGGGTCGGCGTAGTCGAAGGTACAACCGGAGCAGAGCATGCGTTCGGGCATCAGGCCGACAGAGACTTCTTCGATGATACCGTTGTCGAGCTTGGAAGCCAGCTCGGCATCATCGGTGTAGAACAGGGTATGCAGGTTGTTGATACCCTGGGCGTCGACGCCGACAGTCCCCTGGAACAGGCGACCCACCGGCAGTTCATAGCCTTGCTCGTGCAGGGTATGCAAGGGCACGAATTCGCCGGTGTTCAACTTGGCGGCGGCCTGTTCCATCGTGTTGCGGGTGACAAGGGCCCCATCGAAGATCGACCACTTCTTGGAGATCGGATGGCCGGTGACGGCAATGGCCTCGAACACCGCAAGGCTGTCAAAGTTCACTTCCTCACCGACGGAGGAGGTGATGGCCGCCTTGATGGCATCAGTAATCGGGATACGTTTCATGGGTTCACCCTGGATTTATACCTAAATGATACAGA